GAACGGATTGGAAAATGGCCGCTTTGCCTTACGGGAGTAGGGCTGAGCGGCTTTTTTCGTTTTAACCGGTTTTAACGGTTTTTAACCTGTTTTTACGGAAAATGTGGGCAAAATGTGGGCAGAAATCGAGCCCGCGAAGCCCTCTGCCACAACGCGAAATCGGCCCCGTCCGGCAGCAGTCAAGCTCTGTGCGAGCTGTCTGCGATGCCGGACGGGGCCGAACTGTGTGTGGTTATGCGGCGCGGTCGAGGCGTTGTTTGATGGCGCTGACGCCGATGAGCGCGCCGGCGAGGATGCCGAGCGCGTTGAGCGTGGTCACTATCGCGTCCACGTGAGGCCAGCCCCATGCGGGGCCGACCGTGTTGACGAACAGGGCGAGTGCGGGCAGGACGATGAGGCCGAGCCATTTGAGGATGTCGTAGACGCGGCTGGGGATGAGCCAGTCGGGCACGTCATGGGTGACGTCGGCTGTCTCGGGCCAGTCGCTCACGTCGGCGCCGGGGAGCGTTTCGCCGGTGTCGGTCGTGTTTTTGCTGTCGGTCATGTTTACTCCGATCAATAAGGGATGATGATGGGGTGATGCCGCCATCGGGGGAGTGGTGGCGGCATCTGTTTGGGTTAGCGGCAGGTCACCACGTCGCCCACATAGTAGACGTTGATGTTGCCGGAGGGTACGGTGCAGCGGCTGACGTTGTAGCCGTGGGAGGTGGCGAAATCCCACACGGTGTCGCCCCACTGGAGGACCTTGGAAAGCCCGGTGGACGGTGCGGGGGTGGCAGTAGAGCCGCCGCCGTAGGTGACGACATCGCCCACGTAGTAGCGGTTGATGTCACCGCTTGGCGTGTGCCACGCGGACAGGGGCCAAGCATCATAGGCGACGGCGAGTCCCCAGATGGTTTCTCCCCATTGCATGACGTGGCTGATGCCACCCGTGTTGGTGTCGGCCGGGGGAGTGCTCGGCTGCACGGGCGCGGGCGGGGCCGGTGTGGACGGGGCCGTGGAACCGCCTGCGGGGTTGGCGTAGAGGTCCCACTGCCAGCCTTCGCCACGGAAGATGTTGAGGTCGATGGGACTCCACGTGTTGACCACGCCGGTGCCGCTGTATTGGCGCATGGCCTCGCCGTATGCGCCTATCATCCACGGGTTGGCCTGGTAGCCGGTCGGGGCCATGTTCGCGTACTGCGCGATCCACAAACCGTAGTTGGCGCGGATGTCGCCGGGGATGGTGCCGGCCACGGGGCCGGTGTAGAGCAGCGGCTTGACGCCGCCCGAGAGCCGTTCGCACTCCGCCATGAAGCGGCGCACCCAGTCCCAGTTACCCCACGCCGGATTATCGTCCATCTCCCAGTCAAGGGCGACGATGCCGTGACGCCAATAGTTGCTGGTGTTGCGGTAGAAGAATTGGGCTTCGGCTTCCGGGTTGCCGCCCATGGCGTAATGGTAGAGGCCGAATTTCTTGCCGGATGCCTGCGCCTGGTAGATCATGCGGTTGGCGTCGGTGTTCACGCCGGACACGAGGCAGTTGTTGTTGACCTGTCCGGTGCCCCATGTGGTGCCGACCACCACGAAGTCCGCCTGCATGTTATACACGTCAGCGCCGCACTGCCAGTTGGACATGTCCACGCCCTGCATGTCCGCGTGGGCGGTCGCCGGGAGCAGCATCATGCACACGGCGGCGGCTAGTGCCGTGCCCTTGGCGAGCAGCCGCTTATACCACGGTTTCGGCTTGTCCTTGTTGTTGACCATGTTTTCTCCTCTCTGTGGGATGGATATTGTTTGTTTGTGGCCCACGGTCGTGGGTCAGGACTGTCGTGGCGCTATCGGCGCGGATTGGATGTCATTGTTGAGCGATGTCCCGTGGCCGTTGCCGCCCAGGCTGTGATAGCTGTCGTAGAGGCGTTGGGAGCGTGATTTGAGGTCCTCGTCCGCCACTCCGTCGTGCTCGATGACCATTTCGCGGCGCAGGTCCTCCAACTGGCACAGCAGGAGCTCGCGCAGCCCGTTGACCATGGCTTTGCCCCATCGCCACATCAGGCCCAAAACCGTGGCCACGCCGCCACAGATAAAAGGCACGAGCCAATCGACGACGTGAGTGAGCAAAGACATGGAAAAGCTCCTTTACGGTGGGTAAAACCCACACGTTCGTCCCCGTTGGATAGGCCAACGGGCGTGTGGGTTTTGGAGGTTGAAAATGCTGTTACAAGAGTTTTGGACCAACCGGTTTTGGCCGTACTGCACGCGGAATCTACGTGAGAGCACGTGGGTCGGCTACGAGTCGGCGTGGCGGTTGCACGTGGCCCCGAGGTTCGGCGCAATGCAGATGGAATCGATAAGCGTTGAATTGGTGGACAAGTGGCTCGTCGGGTTCGCCAGTTCGGGCGCGGCGCGCAAGGCATGGGCCGTACTACGCGCGATACTGAGGCGGGCTATCCGCTGGAATCTCTTGGACGTGGATATCACGAGACGCGACATCCAACTGCCGGCCAAGCCGCATTACGAGCCGGTGATATTGGGCATCCGTCAGCAGCGATCGCTGTTGCAGGGCTTTTACGACCATCCGCTTGAGGCGTGGCTTATCTGCGCCGTCTCATGCGGCCTGCGCACCGAAGAGGGGTACGGTTTGGAGTGGAGTGACATTGATCTGCGCGCAGGCGTCCTGCATATCGAGCGCGGTTTGCAATGGGTGAGCGGCCATGAGGTCGTCGTGCCGCCGAAGACCGAATTGAGCCGTCGCACATTGCCGTTGCCGCGCTTCGCGGTCAAGCGTCTGCGCGAGCTCAAGCCGCGCGAGGGAGGGCGACTCATCGGTGCGCTCACCCCGCCACAGGTGGCACGCCAGTACAAGGGCTGGTGCAAGCGGTATAGCCTGCCGCACGTGCCCGCACGCAACCTGCGCCACTCGTGGGCGACGAACACGTTGGCGGCGGGAGCCGATATCGCCATCGTGAGCAAAATGCTCGGACACAGCGATATCAAAACCACGGCCCGCTACTACCTCAAGCCGGATATCGCGGCGTTGAGGGACGCGCAACGCCTCTGGGAGAGAGCCTTGATAGCCTGAGGGGATTCCCTATCCCCGTTGCATCTCTACACGGGTAGCAGCGTGCTCTATGATGCTGGCTCAGGCGGTTATGCGACCCTGTGGACGTTCAGCCAGTTCCGGCAACAGTTCGGCCGCGATTGGGGTGATGACGTTTGCGTTTTCGCCATGAATGGGGACTGGGACGCGAACGGCCGTCAAGTCACCTCGGTGCGTGTCACGAGAAGCGGAAACCGTATCGATGTCATGTTCGACGGTAAAAACGCGGCACATATCCGCGTCAACTGGGCCGTCATGTGGCGCGGATAGGGATTCCCTAACCCAGCGTTCTACGACGTGGCGAGTACCTTACAGCAGCGACAGCATTTTGCTTACGCGCATCGGTGATATCTGTTTCATGGGTGGCAACGTAAAATTCAACAGTAGCGGGCAGAACAATTACACGAAGGCTCAGGAGAAGCTCCCCGAAGGGTATCGACCCGTCATCGTCAATACGCCCGTGGCCGTTTTCGGTGGTGAAACGACATTCATCTGTTACGGCGAGGCCAATGGCACCGTCACGATGCTCGGTAACCCGAACAGCGCGTATGCGGGATGCACCGGCGTATGGCGCACCGCCGACCCGATGCCCGCGTAGTTTTCCCTAACCCAGCGTATCCGGTTCGACCGTTCCGGCACCACGAGCGCCGGGGACGAGATGTACCTGAACGGCGCGATACTGCCGGGCAGTCCCGACATCGCGGTCATCAGCATCGTATGGGTCAACAAGGGCGCGTTCCAGTCGCAATCATGGCAGAGTACCGTGCTGGCGCGCATGGTCGGCTGGAAGGTGATTGGGGCCGCCGTACACTCCCCGGCTGCGGAGAACATCGATTACAACACACTGGGTAAGAACCAGTTCGCCGTAACCCGCTCAGGGGAAATCCAATACGTCACGCCGGGAACCATCCATATCCCCGAGAATGGGTGGCATCGCGGCTGTCTGATAGCTCCGGTCATGCCTGCATAAGGTTTCCCTACCCCATTGCGGATTGATTAGTACCGCCACCGACCGCGACGGCATGGTGACGGCCGATAATCCATTCCGAACGACCGATGGCGTTTCCGTATTGTGCCAGCTGTGCCCGAACGGTATGTCGGATGCTGCGGGAAGGGTTTTCGAAGCGTTCTTTTGGGACATGACCGACAGCAGATTGCGTTTCCGCATTCGCCGTGCGGATAATCACAAGTGGGTGAATGATCAGCAACCCGTGCGCGTTTACTGGGTGGCATTCAAGCAGCAGTCATAGTTTTCCCTAACCCAGCCGCTCCTGTACGCGAAATTCAAGTGGCAGGACACGAAATCATTCCAGCCTGACGCCTACGGCGGCGGTATGCAGATCGTCGTGGACGAGCGTAATCGACTGCTCCACGTGGACTTGAGCGGGTTCAAGAGCACGGTGAACCTGAACCGCGATTACCCGGTGTTCCAATACGCGGCGGGAGTGAAACCGTCCAAGGCGGTGTCTCTCGGCTGCCTGTGGGCTTTGCCAGTCGGCAATTGGGCGAAACAAGCGACTTGGAACGCGAACGGCACCATCATGGTCGTCGGCGGCTTGTCCAACGGAGACCGGTGCATGCACACGCCTCGCACCTTGCCAATCCCCGACGGTGTCACGTTCAGCTAGCGGCGCCATACGGCGATCCATCTGCCGAATATCGCGGTCTTGCCGCACCACCGCTGATAGCGCGTCGTGTAGAGGCGGAACCGGACTCCGGTGGCGGTCGCGTCCCATAGGTGGGCGATGATGCCGTCCTCGTCATTGAACCCGGTGCCGAAAGGTCCGACCGTGTACGAGGCATAGTCCGGAGGCTTGCCGTTCGGCGACTTGACGCCCACCCAGAACGTGCCGTCATCACCGGTCGTTACCGTATGCCCGGCGCACTGGATATACGGCGCGTACTCCGCCGGGGGTAGGGAAAGCTACGCGGTAATCCAACAGCCGGATATACCGACGAATCGGCCGGTATATCCGGTGCCGTTCAACACCATTTTCCCCTCCGGCGTGCCGTAAAGGTAGAAACTGGTCGCGCCGCCGTTGTCGGTGCCGCGCATGACCGCGCGGGAATCGCCGGACGGTCTGAAACCCTTCGGGATTGTCTCGCTGACGGATATGTTGCCGGTCTGATTGAAATTGCTTGTCAGCGTGATATACGCGCAGGCGGTGACAATACGGCCGACACGAACCAGAGTGATATACCTGTCGGAATACGGCATCTTGACTTGGCCCGTGACAGGGGTTAGGGAATCCCACACATCCTCCAAGGGCTGCATAACATTGACCAGCGTGTCAATCGATGTGATGGTGATGCCGTCGAGGTTGACGCGGCAGAGTGGCAGGTCGGAGACGATGGCCCCGCCGATGATGCTGCCGGTCTCGATGCCCGGATCCGCGGGCGTGGCCGAGCTGGGCCTGCCCTTGATGGCTTCGAGGGTGACCGTCTCCACGCCGGTGCCTGAGTTCAACGCGTACCGGGCCACGATGAGATCGCGTCGTTTTTGCCCTTGCGAGCCGGATTGGATGTTCACGTCGGTCGGCGCGGCGATGTAGATCTGCCGGCCCTCGACCACGAGGTCCCATGCTGGGATGGTGATGTTGTTCGCATCCTTCGCCGTTGGTTTCATCGTCCAATTCCGGGTTTTCAAAATGTATCCGCTTCGGCCGAGCATGGCGGCGTGCATGAGCGCGTCATGCTTCGATTCCACGTGCGGGTCGTCGCCGCCGTGCGAGCCGGTTACAAGCAGATTTGTTGCCATGATCACTTACCTTCCGCGTTGAGGGACTTGTTGAGCCAGAGGTCATAATCCTTGTCCTGATTTTCGGCCAACTGTAGGTACTGCTGGTAGTCGGATTCGCAAAAAAGGATTTTCCTCTGGTTGCCGTTGCGGTCGACGCGCGTGACCTCGTGCCAGTTGGGGCTGGCCGTCGCGTTGGGCAACACGTATTCTTTGTTGACGCACGAAGGCCGATCACAGGAGTAGAGGGTGATGTTGGGCTGTTTCGGCATGATGCTCCTTTAGTCTTGTTCATCGGGCCAACTGTATTGGCCGGCTTCGTATCGGATGGTTGGTGTGCCGTTGGCGAGTTTGACGGTGATGCGCACGATGGGGCTGTCCACGCTGACGCCGGTCAGCGCATCGTAGGCGCGCACATGGTCGTCGATATGCAGGCCAAGGTTCTCGGGGATCGTCAAATCGACGGTGCCCTGTTTCCACATGTCCTTGAGCTTGTCCCTGGTCTGGTCGGACAATTCGGCGCCTTCGGAGGATGTGAGCTCGTAGATCTGAGCTATCTCCCGGTCGCCGGTCAGAGTCTGGGTCTGGGAGATGTTGCCGGACGCATCCGCATACCAGTCGCTGCGCGCCCTGTTGCGCAGCTGGCCTTTGCCCAGGCCCGTGAGGTGGTTGACTTGGGTCCAGATGCGTTGTGCCTCGAAACTGATGCGCTGGTCGCTGTCCGCGTCGCCGTACGTGTCGGCGGCGACCGCGCGAATCCGGCAGCGTCCAGCGGTGTAGGTCAGGTCGAGTCTGGCTCCCTGCGCGGTGAGCATCATGCGCAACCCGTCCCACGCGGTAATGTACCGGCGGAACGAATAGTTGCTGAGGGTGATGCCGCTCGTTTCCGAGGGCACGTCGAACACCGTGGACAGTCCGATCCGGCTGATTATCGTGCGGATGATGTTGTTGGCGTCGCCGGAGACCGTGAGCCGGTCGGCGCCGGAGTCGGGTTGGAGGATCTTGCCCGCAAGCAAACCGTGCCATGTGCGGCCGGTGAGCGTATACAGGGCATGCCCGTCATCCACAGTGATACGCACCGCGTCGACGCGGCCTCCGAACTCGGTGCCTTCCGCCCCGATGTAGCAGCCGTCGGAGAGCAGCAGTCCGTGGGTGGAGTGAGTGAGTTCGAAATCATTCTGCTCGTCGCCGTACTGCAGGTCGAGTGCGGGGGAGACGAGTTCGCCCTGCGGCACGTGAGCAGTATTGGTCCAGATCAGGTCCATGGCAGTCCCGTCTGCTCCAACCAGTACTCCACGTCGAACCCGAACGATTCATCCCATGAGACCTGCTGCAGTCCCGGCGGGAGGGTGGCGAACGCGTATTCGTTGGAGGCCTGGTCGCGATGCGTTTTGTCGAACACGTTGGTGATGTCGCCGTTGGCGGCGACCATCACGGCCGTGCGTGGTGAGCCGGTGCCGTCGATGATGAGGTAGCCGCCGGATGGGACGCTCACGTCGGCTATCACCTTGTTGCCGCCGATGATGATGCTCGGCGTAGAGACCGGCCCGTAAATGGTGAGCCTCATCCGCGAGGGCAGGGCGGATTGGTTGTCGATGCTGCTGACGTTGCGGGTCGGCGCGTAATCGTAGCGATAGTCGTAGGGATAGTCCTTGCCTCTGTTGTAGCGGGCCGTCGACCGGCTGAAGCTCTGCCTGACCGGTTTGTGCCACACCCCGTCAAGCAAGGCGACCGTGAAATCGCCGCGCACGAGCAGGGGTGACGTGTAGTCAGGTTCGTGGCCGACCACGAGGCAGGTCTGTGACCATCCGTCCACCGTGATGACGCCGGGTTTCGCGGCATCGTTGAGGTAGGCGTACATGTCCGCGTCGAACAGTTCCTCGGCCTTTTCGAGCGCCGGGATACCGTAGACGAGCCCGGTGACCTTGACGGTCTTCGCGGGCCGCGTGGCCTGCAATGACCGGTAGCCGAGCTCGAACTCCCACGTGCGGGTGCGTAGCTCCAGGATCTGTCCGCACATGATTCCCTCCGGGTCGGCGAGATCAATCACGGTTCCGGCGCGGTTTGACGTGTAGGTGAGCGTGTGCATCATGTGCGCAAAGCCTCCTTGGTGAGCCGCTGTAAGTCGCGTTTGCCGAGTTGCGGGGCATACGCGCTGATGATTGGGCCGATCTGCTCGCGGAAGGAACGTATCTCCTCGATGACGCCGCTCACGTCGATATCCCGGCCGGAGAACGATTCCTTGGGTATCTGCCGGCGGTTCATGGCCGCGTATGTGTCGGCGCCATAATATGCGACGGATTTCACATTGGACACGAATTCGCCGCTCTTGACTCGCGCGTTCGCCAACGTGATGTTGTCGCCGCCCGTAGTGGTGGCCTTGCCTGGCAGGAGGCCCTCGATGACGCGGCCGCCAGTGGCGTAGCCGCGCATCGAAACCCCATAACCGGTGAACAGGCCGCCGGTCTTGGAGGGCGGGCGAACGCCCACGCTGTCATCCGGCACGTCGTTTTTCATATAGTTATCAATGAAGTTGCGGACGATGTTCGTGGTGACCGTGACCTCCCTCGGGGTTTCCAAGGGTTCGTTGTTCACATCGCGGATCGCTTGCAAAGCCTGACCGTTCTTGCCATAGATGTAGCCGGTCTTGGGATCTATCTGCCAGCCGTTCGCTTCGACCATTTTGTCGAACAGGGGCGTGTTGTTGCCCTTGAGGACGCCGGTCTTGTCGTCGATTTTTGCGCCGCCGGCGATTGCCATGGCGACGTCGAACTGACTCTTATCTAAGTCCAGATAGCCGGTTTTGGGGTCGATCTGAGCGCCTGTGGCTTCGGTGATCTTGTCCATGAGGTCTTTGTCGTCACCGGTCAAACGCACGGTCTTGTCATCGATTTTCTTGGCTTTCGCCTTCACCTTGTCCAGCACGTCGCTGGCCTCGTCCGTGATCGTAATCTTTACGTCGACAGGGTTAGCGGCAGTGCTGTTCAGCTTCTCGATGCCTTGACGCAGTACATCCGCCTGACTGCGGGCCAAACCGTAACGGTCTGCCTGAGCTGCGGCCGCGTCGGCGCTCATGCCGGCTGCGGTCGCGTTGTCGATGTACGCCTGACGTGCCCGTTCGAGGATATCGCCCGCCTGCTGGGTAGCAGCAGCGGCATCGTCATTGGCCTGACCCTCCTCGATGATCTTCTGCGCCGTGCTCTGCGCGGTGGACGCAAGCCCCTGCAGAGCGGACTGGCTGTCATACGCCTGAGACTCATAGCCCGCCAAAGCGTTGCCGTTGTCATCGAGCACTCGTCCGTTCTTCGCGATGCTCTCGTTAAGGTCGAGTATGCCCTGATTGAATTGGGTGACGGCCTGATCCGCGGACAACTGCACTCCCGGCAGGTTGAGGAAGCCTTTCACCAGATCGTCAATGGCGTCGGAGAGGTCTTTGGTGCCTGTGGTGGCATTGTCGGTGCTGTCGGCGTAGTTGTTGGTGCCTTCGGCGGCCGTGTCTCCGCTGGCTCCCGCCTTGGCGACTTCCTCATTGGTTTTGCTGACCTGTTCCTTGGCTTTGCCGACCTGGTCGGAGAGCTTGTTGTAACTGTCTCGGATACTGTCTGTCTGCATGACGGACATGTTGTTTTCGGCGTTTTTCAACTGTTTGTCGAACAGTTTTTGCGCTTCCTTGGACCCGTTGACGGCCTTTGCGAACGTGCTGTATTCGATGCCGGCTTTGTCGAGTGCTTCTCCAAGAGAGCCTAAGCCGGTGGCGAACTTGTCTCCGAAGTCCCAAGTTTTATCCTCGCCGCTGGCGATTTTCTTGATGAGTGTTTCGACGGCGTTCCCGGACTGGTCGATTGCGCTGGAGAATTCCTTGATGTTGGCTTTAGCGTCCTGCGCGGATTGGGCGAACCCCACAAGCAGCGCGCCCGCGACCGTCAAGGCGATGCCCCATGGGCCGCCCAAGGCGGCGAACAGTCCGCTGCCGATGCTTTTGAAACCGGCCATAACGCCTTGAGAACGACTGATAGTGGTGCCAAACGTGTTTATCTGAGATTCTGCACTGCCGAAAGTTGCGCCCCATGTCTGGAACGCTGACGCGATTCCGGAGCCGAGGCCTATGAGCCTTTGCCCTGGGTCGGCAATCAATCCGAGGGTTTGCGCAAGCTGGCTGCTGCTAGAGTTCAGCGGTCCCATCGCTTTGTGGACTGCGACACTGCCTCCAACCAGAGCCGCCATCAGCACTATGGACTGCTGTACGGGCGCAGGCAATGACGCGAAACCGTCAACAAGGGTGTCGAGTGTCTGCACGAGGGAGCGCAATGGTCCCTGACCTCCCTCGCCCAAAGAGATCATGAGGGATTCGAAAGAGCCGCTCAGATTCTCCAGATCGCCTTTCAGGTTGTCGTTCTTCTTGGCGGCGAGGTCCGCGGCGTAGCCGGATTGGCTGACGGCTTTCGTCCAGTCGTCGATGCCTTCCGCGCCCTGCTCGTAGAGCACGTTCGCGGCTCGCACCGCGTCGGCTCCGAAGATGGTGTTGAGCGCGGCATTGCGTTCCTGTTGACTCAGGCCGCTCAAACCGTTCTGCAATTGGCCTGCGGCACCGGCAAGGCCGATGAACTTGCCATTGGCGTCGTACACGTTGATGCCGAGCTCGTCCATGAGGGTCTGCGCCTTGTCGGTGGGGCTGGCCAGTCGTTGGAGCATGGTCTTGAGGCTGGTGCCCGCGTCACTGCCTATCATGCCGGCGTTGGCGAACGCGGCGAGCGTGCCGGTGGTCTCCTGCATGCTGACGCCCATGCTGTTGGCCACCAGACCCGCCTGATTCAATGCGAGGCCGAGGTCATGGGCGGAACCGACGGCCTTGCCTGCGCCGGCCGCCAGCGCGTCGGCCACCTGAGTGGATTCGGCGCCCGTCAGGTTGAACTGTTTGAGGGTGGTGGCCATGAGTTCGGCGGCGTCGCCTACGGCCATGCCGTCGGACGCTGCGAGGTTCAATGCGCCGCTCAAACCGCCGGAGAGAATATCCGAGGTCGATAGGCCGGCTTTGCCGAGTTCGTTGATGGCGTCGGCGGATTCGGTGGCCGAGTATATGGTGTCGGCGCCGGCGTCGATGGCGGCCTGACGGAGCTGATTCATCTCATCTGCGCTGGCTCCGGTGTTGGCCTGCACGGTGCTCATGCTGGCGTCGAAGTCGGCGGCCATCTTGATCGCGGCCACGCCCAGTGCGGTGGCGGCGATGCCTGCGGCGGCGATGCCGGTGGTGATGAGCTTGGTCTTTCCTCCGGCGGCTTCCATGGTGGTGGCCGCCTTCTGGCTTTCGCCGGACACCTTGGCCATGCCGGCGGTGAAATTGCTGGTGTCCGCGAGCAGGCGGACGGTGATGTTGCGGTTCAGGCCACCGGCCATGGCATATCCTCCTGTCGGATCATCGTGGGTTGATGCCCACGGTCAATGAGTCAAGTTTCGTGGCGGATTCCGCGGAATGGTCCTTGCGGTATTCTTCGAGCCCGATGCGGCGCATCAGGTCGATCTGGCAGACGCCGACCTCGCTCGCGTATTTGGTGGGGGCGAGCTCGTCGTGGCATATGCTGACGGGCATACCGCAGCGCGGGCACAGCGTGTGCTCGTATTCGTCGAGTGCAAGCATCCACTCGCGTTCGGTCGCATCCCATTCGGTTTCCGGCGTGTAGCCGGTGATGCGCCTGTGCCCGTCCCTTTCCACCCGATACGATGGTTCCCAGCCGAGCCAGCGTTTGTAGCTGATGCCGAGCTTCTGGCAGATTCGCAGTTCCCTTACTGTCTGCGGATTATCCGCGAGGCTGATTCGAGTGCGTCTTTTGGGTCGATGAGCTTCGCGTTCAGGTCACGGATCGCGTACCAGATGGGGCTGATCTGGCCGTCGGACAGTTCGGTCATGACGTTCGCCAGCTCTTCCACGGGGGTTTCCGGCATGGTCTTCCTGACCATGAGTCTGACGGCGTCGGCGCAGATGTCCTCGATGTGTTGTTTCGGTATGCCGTTCTCGGTGACGGTGTTCGCCTCGAGCACCTGACGCCACTGGGAGAGCGGCAGCGCCTCCAAGGTGATGTGGACGGTGTCGTCCTTCACCTCGCCGCGCAGCTTGTCGATTTGTTCGGCGATGCGTTTGGCGGCGGCGTTGCCGCCCTCGGTCACATGCTGCGCCATGGCGCGTTCCAGGTCGGCTCCCAATGCGGCGACCTGTTCGGCCTTCTCCTGATCCAATATGAGGTCGACGTCCACGCGCTTGCGCTTCACTTCCAAAGCCATGATTATCCCTTTCTGAAAGTCTGAAAACCTTTCTGAGAGAGAGAAGAGAGAATGCCTGTGCGGGGCCAGAAAGGCTTAGAGTCCCCGCACGGAAGAACTTGTCAGGCTGCGGTCAGCACGGCGGTCTCGGACTCCCAGCCGGGAGCCTGGGCGAACAGCGGGATCTGGCTGCGGATCATGGTGTTCGCATCCGGGTTGATGACCTTCTTTTCGCCGCACTTCACGCTCACGACGGTGAGCTTCTGGCCGGAGGCCAATGGCGCGTCGGTGGCCATGCCTCGGCGACGCACGATATAGCCGGAGGCACCCTCGTGCATGAGGGTGACGGCCTCGTTCTGTTCTTCGTGCTCCGTGTTCGTGTTGTCGATGACCTCGATGCTGATGTCGCCGGCGCTCTTGCGGCCGGGGGCCCCGAAGTCCTGCGTGCTGTTCTCACGCTGGTCGGATACGGTGTCCTGCGACGGGTCGAAGCTCCAGCCGCCGAGCATGACGTAGTTCGAGATGTCGGTGCCGGCTTCCAGCTCGACCAAGGTGGGGGCCTTGATGTCCTTGATCGTCGGCACCCATAGTGTGGTGATGTTGCCCTCGGCGCTAGTGCCGGGAATCTCTGTACCCAGTTTCATGGTCACGATGTGCTCCTTAAAACAAAAAGCCACCCCGTATGGGGTGGCGTTGAAGGATTTTGGTAAATGATTGGTTGATTATGGTCGGCTCCACGTAAAGCGGAACCTCAAGACGCGCACCTGGTAGCGGCGCGCGGTGTCGTCGGCGGTCAATCCGGCCGCATATGCGCCGGAATCCTCGTACAGGGTGAGCTGGCCCACCGTGTAGCCCGGCGGCCGGGTTGGGGAGCGGTTCGCCAACGCGGGAATCAGCATGTCGTCACACCAGACGTTCACACTGTCGGCGGTGGTGCTGACGGCGCGAACCTCCAACAGCGCGGAGTGGGCGGTGAACCGCATCGTTTCCGCCGTCACATGACGGTCGGTGGAGACGCGCGCGATGATCCACGGCGGCATCTCCGACTCCAACGGCTCCTCCTGCCGGTAGACCTTCACGCCGGACGGCATGGAGGGCAGCAGGTCGAGAACCGCATTGGTCAGGTCCATGACACTCATAATCCGATGGCTCCTATCAGCATGTCGTCGGCGGCATCGGCCACGTATTCGGCGAGCGTGGGCAGCTCCGTCTCCGCAGCTTCGTAGAAGTCATGGGTTCCGCCGCCTTTCGCGGTGCCGAAGAACGCGATGTTGTCCAAGTCGCTGGCCCCGCCTTCGCGCGGGCTCACGTCCGCGTACACGGTGGTGCCGGTGCTACCCATCTCGTAGCCGATGCCGATACAGCTGATCGCGTAGTTCCGTGAGGTCTGCAGGTCAGAGATGATGACTTCCTTGACGTTCTGCGCGCCCTTCTTCACCGCCTGCGCAACCTTGACCGAAGCCATGGCGTGCGCGGCGGCGACCCTGCGGCCGAAAGCGGTCAGCTCCGAAGCGTCGATTGTCACGTCACTCATTGCTGTTGCCCATCTCCTTCACGTTCCACCGGCATGCGGTCGCATGCGACTTCTCGGACTGCATGTTCAGCAACCGGAGCTTCCGCCCCTTGAGATTCGGGTCGGCGGCTTCGGTTATCTCGCACACGTCACCCGGCAACAATCCCGTGGTGCCGTAGGGGAAATGCACGTACATGCTCCACACGGGGGTGACGGCACCCAATGCTTCGACGATGCCGCCCTCCGTGTTCTCGGCGGCCAGACCACCCGAGGTCTGCACCTTGCAACGGCCCTCATACACGGTGTTCGCGGCCGGTCCCACCAGTCCCGTTTCGGGGTCGGTGACCGGTTTGCCCATATGGGTGACGCGGCATTGGTCGGTCATCAACGATTCGGCGAGCTGTCGGCCTCGGTTGAGGATATGCTGCACGTTCATCGGAACACCCCTATGGCGATGCCTCGCATGCCGAACCTGTTGCGGAGGGCTCGTTTCGTGCCCTCCGGCAGTTCGAGTGCGTCGATGATCTCGGAGTCGCCCTGACGGTAGCCGATCTGCACGTCGTCGATTCGCGCGTATGATTCGTCGCGGTGAGCGCCGGGGCCGCCGTTCGACTGCTGGACGAGTCCGGCTGCGACCATGCTGCACACGAGGCGCACGATGTCCGGGGGAACCGGGTCATAGCCGGCGAGCATGGTGACGGTGACGGAACGGGGGACCATGTTCGGCAGGCTCCACAGGCTTTCCCTGTACAGCGCGTTGCCGAGCAGCTTCCAATCCCCGGTCTCCTCGCCGTCCATGAGCACGCGGCTCACGGAAATCACGGGGCGCATGGGCAGGTCGAGCCTGCGTGAGGTTTCGCCGGGGATGGTCACCGTGTATTCGCCGCGTGTGATGGGGCACCCTGCGGCGTCGCGCACCGCGGCCGAAACCGATTCGAGCAGCTTGCCCGCGAGCTTTCCGTCCGCGTATTCGATGCCGTATGAATCAAGGTCCTTGACCGTTGCCAGCGTGTCCATGAGTCACCCCCTATGCGGTTATTCGGCTTCGCCCACGTAGGGCATGGCCTCATAGCTGCCGGCCATCACTTGCCCACCTTGAAGTGTACGGTGGCCAGCGCTTCGGGGCGCACGACCTTCGCGCCGTACAGGTGCAACCCCTTGACGATGTCGTCAAAGCCCTTCTCCTTGCGGGTGGCCTCGACCTTGGCGATCTGCTCCGCGAACGTGGTGGCCGCGTTGGTGCCGGCGATGATGACGTTGCCCTCATCGGTCTGAGCCGAGGCAGAGCCGCCCTTGGCTGCGGGAGCGTTGTTGGACTTGAGGATGGTCATGCCCGCGGCCTCACCGACCACGCCGTTGAGCAGCGTGGAATGAGCGGACTCGGCGCCAGCGACGAAACGGCTGTCCTTGCGCAGCAGGCCATAGAAGTCCGGGTTGACGATGACCCAACGGCCCGCGTCTGACACGTTCTGCTTATCCAATGCGGTGGCCAGATCCACGATGGTGTCGTACGCCTTGGTGGCGGTGGCGCCGGAAATCGGGTCGAGCTTGCTCTTCGCGCCTGCTGCCATCAGGCCGGCCAGGTACTGGTCGGTCAGGTCGCGCAGCTTGTAGGCGGCGTCCCGGGAATATGCGGCGGTCAGGTTGTTCATGGCCTGGCGCTTCTCCACGTCGTCGATTTCGAACGCGAAGTACTTGCTCTGGTTGATGACGAGTTCGCCGGCGTCCTTGTCGGTGGCCGGTTCGATGGTGATGTCGGTGTGGGCCGTGTAGTCGCCGATGCTGATGTGCGCGATGCCGGTGATGTGCACGGTGTCGCCGTAGTTGGCGATGTCGCCCTCGTAGTCGCGGTTCACTGCGGAACCGTAGACGAGGTTCTTCTGGAGTTCCAGCAGGATGTTGGCGCTCCACAGTTCGGGAATGAAATTGGTGATGGCCATTTAAGGCCTCCTTCCGTTTAGTTGGCTCCGAGCAGGTCCTTCAGTCGCCCGTCCTGTTGGGCTTTGACGATTTCTGCGGGGCTCATGGTTTTCAGGTCGTCTCGGGTGAGCTGACCCTGATGGCGGTCGCCGTCCCGTGTTCCGCTGGGCGGCGTGATGTTCGCACCCGAGGGCGCTTGCTCGGCTTTCCCGAGATAAGGTTTCTGTTCCAGCAGTTCGCCGATCGAATTGGCGATGGCCTGGCTGTCCACGCTTCCGTCATCCGTGACGGTGAACTTGGACAGGTCGAGGTAGCGCAGGGCGTCGGCCGGGTCGGCGAGCTTGCCGCTGGCTGCGGCGCGGACTTCGGCCTTGAGGATGCGCTGGTTGGCGGCGGCAAGGGCCTCGTCCTTGACGGCCTGTTCCTTCCTGGCGGCCTCGTATTCGGCCTCCTTGCCCTGCAGGGCGGCGATCTGTTTTTCGAGTTCGTCTACCTTGTCGGCCTTGGCGTAGGCTTCGTTCAGTTTCTTTTCGAGGTCGCGGTTGACTTTCCGCTGGCCCTCGAACTTCGACTGCCAATCCTCGCCGCCGGTGTTCTCCGGCTTCTTGGCCTCGTTGTCGTCCGAATTCTGGTTCTGGTTTGCGGGATCCATGTTCTTCCTTTCGATTCGCTGGATCATTGCTGGAAAATCTGTCCGCCGGAGGTGACCCATCGGCGGTATTCGCGTTCGCATTGGGCGGCGATTTCGGGGGTGAGGGGCATGCGGCCATCGTTGGGGTTGCGGCCCTCCAATACGGCCTCGTAGCGGAGCTTCGCGGTCTGAACGCGCTTCTCGGCGGCGGTCAATAGTTCGACGCGCCCCTGCCGGTACGTGTTGTCGTGCAGCCACATGCTTTTGCGGATCTCGGGCACCTTGCCGCGCCAGTCGTTGTCCACGTAGTAGCCGTTGGCCTTCAACGCAGAGATGGTCTTCTCCCGGTCGCCTCCGGTCAGCGAGTAGATGCCGTCGATGGACAGGCGGCGTTTCATCCTCCGGCCGGACTGCTGGGCGTATTGCATGCTGGCCCACCCGTATCGTGTGGTGCCCTCGCTGGTGGTCAGCGCCGTATAGCCTTTGCCCACCCTTTGCATGCCGCGTTTCGAGTTGACGACCTGGTAGATGTCGGCGCCATCGCGGATGGCCTGCGCGTAATTCGCGCCGAAGCGCTTGTCCTGCTCCTCACGGGAGAGGCTTTTGAAACCCTCCATGGGGTCGCTGATCCATCCCTGTTGTTTGGCCATGCTCTGGCTGCAGGGCACGTGGCGGCCGTGGCAGTGGGGGTGGCGCAGGAACCCCTCGTTGAATCGGAACCATTTGCCGGCCAATATCATGCATCGGTCGCAGCAGGTGGCGGATTCGACGCGGATGTAGCCGACCTTGGGACGGCTGGTGATGTCCAGTGATTCCGCCTGGCGGGCGGTGTCCATGACCGCCAGAGAGGTAAGCATGACCAGCAGGTTGCGCCCATATTCCAATGCCTCCAACGGGGAGCTGCCGGTGCGTATCGCGTGCAGGGCGGCGAACACGGGGGATTGGAAGTAGGAGGCGATGTCGAGGCCGGACGGAGCCCAGCCTGCGAATGCGTTCGGGTTAGCCAAAGCATGGGGAGTGACGTACACGCCCTGTTCGGCGAGCATCATGCCGCTCGCGTCGATGGCTGTCTCCGCCGACTTGGTTTGGATGGTGGAGAACAGGGTGAGGAAGTCGCGGCTTATCGACTTCCACGACGCCTGGATGTTATTGGCGTCGACCCTGTTCCATGTTCTGCGTGCGGCTCTGTCCGCCGCCAGCTCCAAGGTCGCCAGCCGTTTCTGACTGTAGGCCAGCGCCTGAGATTCGACCGCCATCAGCGCCTCCGATCTGCAGGGCACGGTTCAACGATTCGAGTTCGGGGTCGGCCATCTCGTCGGCGCGCATGCGCATGATGCGCTGCACCTCGTCCGAGCTTTGGCCCATCTGCTCCGCGACCCATTGGATCGGGAAGCCGAGCTGCTTGTATTTGAGCATCGCGTCCGCCATCAGGGTTTCGCTGCGATACTGCGGGGTCGCGAACTGCACCTTGGAGTCGGCGATGATGTCCGCCTCAGCCACGTCGTTCTCGTAGCGCATGGCGATGCTGCAGATGTCGCGGATGGGGGATTTCAGGAAGCTGATGCGTTCGATGGTCTTGGATACGAGGCCGGCTTCGGCGACCTCGTAGCCGGTGGCCGGAACCTCCGCGTTCGTCAGCAGGTAATGGCCGGGGGTGCGTGTTTCGGCGGCGATATGCTCCACCGCTTTTTCGATGACCGGGATGAACACGTTCAGGTTCGAGCTTGACCATTCGCCCAGGTTCACGTTGTCGCCGGTGAACTGGTAGATGCGCTCCAGCACCTGCTTGTCGAGTTCGATGGGCTTCTCGCCGATCTGCTGTCCCTCCTCGTTGTAGACGGGCTCGACGAGCGGGTCTCCGCCGAGGATCACACGAGCGGGCAGCGACGCATAATCGAGAGCGTTGAGCAGGTATGCCCATACGACGTTGACCGTGTCCTGCATCGATTCGACGTGCGCGATGTCGCTGATCGGCGCATTGTCCAATAGCATCTGGTTGCGGAACTCGCGCAGGGGGATCGTGTCCAGACCGGTGGGCTGAGGGTCATTCATCTTCCAGCCGTACACGTCGGGCGGCACGCGCTGGTCGGTCAGATCGAGCATCTTCTTGCGTTCCATGCTGACCGTCCAGCCGGGCAGCATGAGGGTGCCGTACTCCTTGTCGTCGCCCTGCTGGATGAGGAACCCGGCTGACGGCTGGCCGGTGCGCGCATCGTAGATGACTGCGGCGCTGTCCGGGTGCTCGAACGTGATGCGGGCCCTGCCGTCGACCTGCGTGACCAAAGCGAACGCGCGGCCCGTGGTGGTCATCATCAGCGCGGCTTCCTGAAGTCCGCGTTCGAAGTCGTTGCGGTCGAGGCATTTCATGATGCCGGTGCCGAGCTTCACGTCATCATAAGGGACGAAGCCCTTGAACTTGATGCGTTCCACTGGGGCCTGCGCCACGGGGAGGCACCAGTTGTCGGAGAAGTCGGAGAACCGGTCGCTCATGTAGCGCTTGAATTCCTTGGACGCGAACTTGAGCTTGCCGCGTTTGCCCAAGACGTAATCGGTGTGGGTGCCGATGCTGAGTCGACGGAACTGGATCTTATCGGCCAGTCGGTTCGCCAATGAGGACAGTTCCTGCTGGCTGTAGTCCATCAGTACCTCCTTCTGGTCGATGATCCGGTAAGCATGTAATTGTGTTTGCGAGCGCCCCAGCCGGCGGCTCGCGCGTCGCATGCGGCTTCGTGGGCGAGCACGCTGGTCACGGCGGCGTCTATTTTCCTGTTCTGTTGGGGTTTCGCCAGTCCGTAGCGTTCCAGGGTCTTGGCGACCTTTCGCGCGTTCATCATGTGGGTGCGGGTGATGGGGCAGCCGTCCTGTGTGATGCGATGTGTGGTCAGGTCGGCTTCGAATCGGCGCAATGCCTCGTAGACGGCTCCGATGCGGGAGCTGCCCGACATGCTCCATGGCATGAATTTCTTCGGCCCGTAGGCGCGATCCCATGCTTCTATCTCCGATTCCCATGACAGTTCGTCGCGGAAGCCGGGGTCGCAGTAGGCGCGTTCGATTTTGTAGCGGTCGTTGAGTTCCGCCCATGCTGCGGATACCTCGGCGCGGGGGATGCGCCCGCCCCACTGCTTCGGGTTCCAGATGGTCGCACGCCGGTCGGGCCCGTATCGGGGAGTGAATATCAGCCCGTCGAGGGTCTCCATCTTGATGCATGTCCAGTCGTCGTTCTCCGAACCGTCGAAGCCCGCGCATACGCGCGTGCCTTTTGGCGGGTTCGGCAACCAGAGTTCATGCGCCGGCATAGCAGCTCTCCCACAGTCCGTCTTCGAGCCATGCGCCGCCGCCCTGCACCAGACGGTTCCCGAAGAACCGTTCCGCTTGGGTAGGGTCGGTCTTCATCAGCGCCTTGGCTTCCGATTCGATGGAATTAAGGTCGACCCACGGGGAGCCGCGATACACGTATTCGAGCATCTTCAAGCGTTCGGATTTCAGATTGAAGTCCAACGGCCGGCCGTCGCGGTGACGCAATGATTTCGCGAGATCGGGGTTCCGGTAGAACACGAACACGTCGTCCTCGGCGTTCTCGAACACCTGCTGCGCGTAACTGTCCTCGCCCGGATCCCATGCGTTCGTCCACGCATGTGTGCGGCCGCCCATGCCGGCGGCTCCTCGGCGCTGCGTGGTGGCGACCGCTATCATGCCGTTCGATTTCGTGTACAGGCCGGCCTCGTCCTGTTCGGCGTCCGTGATCGGGTTGCCCAGACGGGACTTCGCGGAGGCGGTCACCACGTCGATGCGGTCCAGGTCCAAGGCGTCGGCCTCGCCCTCGCGCCCCGGCTGCAGTATGCGGATGAAGGTGTCCCTCACGCGCATAAGCTCCTTGAGCGGGCCAAGCAGGATCGTCGCCACGAGAGGCCGGTAGATGTTGCGCACCTGCTCCTCGGAGTTCGCCGTCAACTGGATGAGCGGCGACGGATGCCGACGGCCTTTCGGCTCGCCCGGATTGTATGGCCACTCCCAGCCGCACGGGCAGCCGTTGTCGGCGCACCGGTACACGTCGCCTTCCTGTGCCCAGCCATCGAAGATGGTGGGCCCGCAGCCCTCGGCGGCGGTGAAGAACGCCGTGCATGGCCCCTTGCCCCATTTCTGCGGTCCGACGGTCAACGTCATTCGATAGGTGAACGCCTGATTGAGCACCATCGGATTGTCGACGGTGACTTCCTCGGGCGGCACATATGGGGCGTCCACGCGGATGCGCCAACGGTTCGCCGCCAGCCAGTACTGCCAGTCGGACAGCACCACCGGACGGCCTCGCAACGGGCCGTCGGGCTGCCGGCAGTGACGTTCGATCCACGCGCACACCAGATGCCCCAACGTGGGGAAGTCGATGAGCCATGAATCCTCGTCAGCCATTGCCGCTCATCCGACGCTGGTACACATGCCTCGTCTCGTCCATGGGAGAGCGTTCGGCGGCCGATTCCCGGTTCAGCTCCTTGGCCCTGCGGCGCGTGAACTCCGAATCGACGGGCTTCCGCTCGGCCTCGGCCTCGATCTTCCAGCCCAACGCCTGCAATCCGGCCACGCTCATGCCGACGCGGTCGGAGATGCGCAGCAGCACGGTCAACGCCGTGGGTGCCGGCGCGATCTCGCATGCGGTGGAAAGCCGTGCGTACAACGCCAGTTCCCGGATCATCCACTTGAACTGGGGCAGATGCCAGGCGCGTGCCTGAGGCAGCTTCCACAGCCACTTCCACTTCTCCGCCTCAAGTTTGCGGACGCGCTCGTCATCGGCGGGCTCCAAGGGCCATTCCGGCGGCTTCATCCGGCACTCGGTGTTCGGCAGGCTCTGCAATGTGTATCCGAGTCTGCGGCTCTTCTCGCTGTTCGGGTCCTTGGCCGGCCCGGAGCGTACTCGTTTGCCTCCACTTGGCATGATGTTCACCTCTCGTCATGGCCTTGCGCCCTAGCGACAGATCGACGGGACCGCCCTCGCGGCGGCCCGTCGGCGATGTTTGAACCCTGCGCACCCGGCAGACAGCTCACCGGCGGTCCAAGCGGGGTGGTCGTCACCCCACCCCCCTGGGGTGTTGCCGGCTGTTTTTGTCGGGATGCACAGTGTTATTGCTTATTGTCTGGTGTTGAAGCCTGCTGGTCTTGTTTTGCCGGTTTTCACGTCGTGGCATTGTTTGCATAGGCCTCGTCCGAACTTCGGGTCGTTGGGGTTGAGTCGCATGTCGATGAGTTCGGTTCTTTCGTATGGGTAATGGTCTGCGATTGTGCTTGGTTTTCCGCAGAGCCCCTTGTGTTTGCCGCAGCCTCCGTGCTCGGGGTCGCCGGGGCATGTGCAGTATGGGTCTCGTGCGAGCACCTGCCTGCGAAACGATTGATGTCCCTTGGTGTTGTATGGGTTGCGTCCACGGGTACGGGTGCGGTCCCGTTGGGCTCGGGTGCAGGCGTCGCATTTGCGTGCCGGTGTCTCGATGAGGTTCGGACATCCGGGTGTCGAGCAGACTCGCCAGCTCATGTGTGCCTCGCAGTCATTGTGTCCGTTGGCGTGTCTTGGTGTCCTCGGCTTGCATATCTATAGTTATCGTGTTACTATAGATATGTCAGCAGAAAGGAGGTCCGATGAATCCAAAGGATTGGTTCGATGTCATCAACGGCATCATCGCCAACGTCCTCGCCGCGATAGCCATAATCATCGCAATCAGACGAAGACCGAAGCACAAGAAGTAAAACAGGTTCCGGCTAACCCTACTAGCCGGAACCTCCCCGCCAATCCTATCTCATCGGAAACACATCATGAGAACATCACTGATTTTCGGAATCGTGGCCCTGACGTTCGGAGCCATGGCCTTGGGCGGCGCGCTATCCGACAGCCCGATAGTATCTGGCGGCTTCGGTCTCGCGGCCGGAATCATGGGCCTTGCGGCCGGAATCATCAACGGCAAGGAAGGCAACAATGACGACTGAATACCTCGGCGTCAAACAGGTCGCCGAACGCCTCGGCATCACCAGCGGCGGCCTGCTCAACCTCAAACTCCCCGAACCCGACGCGACCATAGGCCGCACTCGGGGCTGGCTGCCTGAGACCATCGATGAATGGAACGCCCAACGTCCGGGACGTGGTGTCGGCGGAGGAAGGCCACGCAAGAACAAAGCATAGATACGCGAAAACCCAGCCACTTGAGCTGGGTTTTCGACACTTCTGCCACTGCATATTATGGCTTCACCTAACGGATTTTGTCAAATCGGAGCCGATGAGCAGCCGGTACACGTCGCAGTAGGCGTATCCATCCGCATGACGGGGCAGTTTGCCGCGCTGCTCCCACGTGGTGATGGTCTTACGGCTGACCTTGAGCCCCGAGACGGCGAACGCCTTGGAGATGTCCGCCGCCGAACCTCGCTCGGAATCATCCCAACACAATGTCTTGAGTCGGCGCAGTTTGACCGTCTGAGCTCGCTGTTCCCTCCCGCACACGGGACAGGTGACCCACTGGTCTGCCGCGCCTGCGGTGAGCATGGTCTCGCATAGTTCGCAGGTGCCGATTTCGCGGCGTTGTTCGGGCGGGTCCAGGGCGATGTCGACCTTGCGGGCAAGGTTGTTGATGATGTGCATGTAGAGGCCTGCGTCGGGGAATGTGGCGAGTTTGGAGTGTCCGGCGCATGCGATGAGCGTGGCCTCGAGGTCCTCCATGCGTGGATCCTTGTGCCAGTCCAGTGCGTCGATGCCGTCGAGGCGGCGCCATAGTTCACGAGCCGTGGCGTCGAGCATGTCAATCAGGTCGAGCACGTCCAAGCGTATCGGCGTCGGGGGAGTGGACGTCTGGATGCGCACGGGCGAATGCCCGCCCGGATGCAATGTCGCGTCGAGGCTGTCATGCAATGGCGTGACATCATGCGCCAATCGCAGGAGCGTGCCGGCGAAACGCATCTCGCATGCTGCGCACAGTGAATACCCCTCTCCGGTTATCGTCTTGCAGTTCTGGCAGTTCATGCTAAGCCCCTTCCGGCTGGTCGGCTAGAATAATGCTTGCTTCTCATCGCCCTGGCCGACCACGGTTGGGGCTTTCTCATATTTGAGCCGCGAATACGGCATGTCCCAGATGCGTTTGAATTCATCGAGCTCCCTTTTCGTGAGGTTGCGTCCGCCCCACGGTTTGCCCGGCGGACGGTCTCTTTTCGGCGGCTTGAACGGCTTGACGCTCACTCTTGCCAAGCGGCACATGTGACCAGCGAGGTATTGGCCGTCAGGCCTGATGCCCGCACTCCCGCTCACGCTGCGCAACAACGGATAGCCGACTGATGGCAGCCATGTGACGCGCGTCAACGGGCGGCCGAGGATTATCGCCACGGTCAGGTCGTCACCCGCCACACACCCGTAATCCCACGACTCCCACACGGTTTCCCGATCCTCGATGACGTACAGGCCGCACCCCTCGCAGACGGTGACAACGAGGGGACTCGTTTTCGGGATGAACGCGCGAAGCCATGCTGGTTTGCGTTCACGGGCGCGTGGCCTGCTCACTCCTCCATTGCCTTTCTTCTTGCCGCGTCGAACGCGATTCTGATGATGTTCTCCATCCACGCGCCGGGGAGCGTGATGAACTTTCTGGTTTCGGCCATGGCGGCGACAATCTCCTCTTCGGTGATTTCGCGTGACGCTCCGGCCTTGTATCCCTGTCCCCAAGCCCACTGCAGGCCACTGTCGATGCACGACGGGTCACGCTGCTTCTGCGCCTCGATTTCACTGCTGATGATGCTCATGCTTTCTCGCTTTCGGTCGTGTAACAGTTCGCGTCGAGCCAGTCGGCGATGGTTCGAAAGTCCTTGGCCCACTGAATCCGCGTCTGGCGTTCCCGCTCGTCCTTGGGGATCGGCTTCGGAATGTCAAAATCGAGTACCGAGTATTCGGATTGTTTTAGGAAATGGCTGCGGGCTGGTCTGCCTCGATGCTGAGGGACTTGCTTGTAGTTGACGATTTGGAGGATGTGCAGCATCTCCAATGCCTTGGCCGGGTCGAAGTTCGGAGTGTCGGGATTGTCGTCGAACCGCTGACGCAGCTCGGGCACTGTGCCTTCGCCGTTGCCGAGTTCCCATGCGGTCTCTTCGATTTGCTCTCTGAATGTGAGTGACATTTTGGGCTCCTTTGGTTTGGGAAAATCTAGTGTCGTTGAGTGGTGTTTTTGGTCTTTCCGGGGGGGCGAGCCGTAGTTTTTCCCACACCCGGACACACACGTAGTGTGTCCGGGGAGTGTGGGGAAAAACTAGACTCGATGGCTCAGTTTTTCCGGGAAAAACTCGGAAAAACTGGGAAAAACGGGAAAAACTAGATTTCGAGGTGGTTTTCGTCATCCAATTCACTCGCCTCCTCCCTGCTCATACGGTCCACATAGGCGTCGGATTTCGGGTCGTCTATCTGCCGGTACGGTCGGACGGATTTGAATATCGAACGATTGTTGCGTCCAGAGCGGTTCGAGACGAAACCCTCCTGCAGGAGCAGGCTCACGGCTTTGCTCATGACGGCGGTACGCGCTCCGGAACCGTCTTCCTTCAGTGCCTTGAACAGTTCGGACTGGTTCGGTTCTTCGAGTGAGTCCTCCAGCATGCGGCTGATGCGTTCCATCAGTCCGGTGGGTCGGAAGTCGTCGCGTTTCGCCTGTCGGTCTTCGCTGGGCATCATGTTCGGTCGTGCGATGGTGACGCGCATGAGTTTCGGGTCCGTGCTGTTGATTTCGATGCGTGCTGCTTCGCGCAGGTGCGAGCCGTTCGAATCCCAGCTGACGGCGCAGTGCTCCTCGATTTCGCTGATGCGGTCTTTGCCGCTTTTGATGACGATGACGCCGCGTACGCCTTTGCCGACTGGCTTGGTCATGTCCACCGAGTAGCTGATGCCGTCGATCAATGCGAGTTTCTGCATGCTGCCTCCGGCGTATCGGCCGCGGTTGTCCTTTGACTTGACGACGTGGTCTATCAATACGACGGCGGGTCCGCAAGCCGATATGAGTCGGGGCATGGTGTTGTACCAGGCGGCGATGTCGTCGCCGCTGTTGCTGTCGAGGCCGGCGTAGGCGAGGCAGCTGGTGACGCCGTCGATGATGGTGAGCGTGGCCGTGTCCGCGTAGTCGAGGGTTTCCTTCCAGCCGTCGAGGCTGGTGGGGCTGCTCGGCTTGGCGCTGGGTCGCACGTAGTGTAAATGCTGCACGATCTGTTCGCCGGTCACGCCGAGCAGCAGGAGACGCTTGACGACGTTTCTGGCGGAATCCTCATAGTCGATATAGATCACGTCATGTCCCTGTTTGAGTTCCTGGGCGGTGGCGATCTGGGCGATCATGCTTTTGCCGCAGCCGGGTTCGCCGTGCAGGTCGTTGACCGCGCCCCTATAGAAGAGGCCTTGGCCGTCCTCGCGCTGGAACACGGTGGGCGTGGGCGGCAGTTCAATGCCGGAAGCGAGCTGGGTGAGGTCTTCGAACTGCCAGCTGGAGGAGGCGTTTTTACTTGCCTCGTGACTTTCCATTGAACCGTTTTGAACCGATGCGACGGGTGTTGAACCGGCTTGAACCGGCATTGTTCCAGTGTTTTGAACTGCTTCCGGGTGACTTTCCTCCATTTGACTCGCAGCCGCGTTTTGGGTGAGTTCGTCGAACTCGCCGGGCGTCATGCGTTCGATTTTCGACTGCTCGCACGGATCCACATGCGATTGCACGCCGTTGACTTTCTCCATCGCGCCGCTGAGAAGGCGGGCCCATTCGCGTGCGGCCTCGCACTCCTTGCCCTGACGGTCGGGCGCTATTTCGCTGATGAAGCGTGGTTTGAGCTGGTTGATGGCGTCGAGAGCCCCCCGGTGTCCCTCCTGCGCGAAGTTAACCAACGCCCAGACGGCCTGCAGCGTGGTGTCATGCCTTGAGCCTTTGCTTGCCGGGTTGGCGAGCGTCTTGTTGAGGAACGTGTTGACCGCCTTGCACATGCGGTCGTCGTATTCCCTTGAATACGAGGGAGTTAAAGTGGTCGAATTCGACACTCTGTCGGGTTTGCGCAGGTAGTCCACCCACTTCCATGGCAGGGTCGCCAAGTCGCTGATGTGGGGGAGCGTGCTGGCAACCCTGCCGCTGGGCGTGTACCAGCGGTACATTTCGCCACTCGGGTGGATCGACGGCCAGACCACGGAATACCGGTGGCCGGGTTGCAGGATGTCGACGCCCTCGATGGCGCCGCCCTTCCACGCGAGGCCTTCGGGCACCTTGTAGAACAGGTGGCGTGCCGGACTGTCGATGCCGTGCGCCGTGCTGCTCCACGTGGCCGGAAGCATGCCCAGTTCCTGAGAGAGTTCGCTGATGCCTTTCGCCCCGTCCGCCTTGACCTGATGGCCTTGTGCGGCGTCGATGTCCAACACCAATACGCCTTCGGGGATGACGATTCCCGTGTTCGCGTCCGGGGTCGCCTGCGACCAGACCTGTACTTGTTCGTCGGTGACGGGTTTGCGGCTGCGTCCAGTGAAACCGCTGGGTGGTGGGGTCTTGCGGCCTTCCGGCAGGGGGATGACCTGCATCCAGCCCGCCGCACGGTACAGTGGCGCGGCTGCCGCGTATCCGTAGATGTCGGTCATCCTTGAAACTCCTTTGATGTGATGTGAATATGTGTGGTGCCGTGCACGCCTTTGCATACGTGCCGGCCGCTTGGATACGGCTACGGCGGTCGGGACTGGACTCAGTCCTTGTCGGAATCCTTGCTCTTGTGCCAGCCCAGGAGCACGAGTCTCACGCTCATGAGCTGGAGGCTTTCCGAGTCGACGTCACGGAAACCGTCCTGATCGGAGGCAAGGGAATCCATGTCCTTCACCAGTTCGATTCACTGGTTCTGCAGGTGTTTCAGCAGTTCGTCCATCAGAATTCACCGGTTTCCAATTGCTGTTCCGAGCCGCCGTGGTTCTGCGGCTGCGCCTGGTCGGTGACGGCCGTCACCGCTTCGACCGGCACGCCCAACAATGCGGCTATCTCCTGCGGGCTTTTGCCCACGGCCTTCAACTGGTTGACCTTCATCGGATCCACCTGCTGCTGGCCGAGCTGCACAGGCTGAACAGATTGCTGCTGGCCCTGCTGTGCGGGCGGGTTCCACGGGTCGGTTGGGGTCGGCTGATACCCCTGATTCGGGGCCTGTGCCGCCTGCTGTGCGGCGTACTGCTGCTGCGGGTAACTTTGCTGGGGCTGCTGCTGGAGGGGCTGCTGTGCGGGCTGCTGGGGCTGGCCCATGGCGAGATCGGCCGGCGACTGGTGTTCGATCACGTATTCGAACAGTTTCGGCGCGTTCATGCCGGGCTTCGCCTCGCCGAAACCGGTGAACGTGGCCGTGAAACGGTCGCCAGGCCGCACTTCTGCGGCCTTCCTCAGCCCGGCGTTGTGCAACGCCTGAAGCCATGCGTGGCGCTGGAGGCCGAAGCCCTTGATGTACACGGTGCGCCGGCCGTCATCGTCCTCCACCATCGGATCGGTGACGCCGGTGTTGATGGTGACGAGCACCTGCATCTGCGGCTGTCCGTCATCGAAGAACTTCGGCTGGCGGGACTTGAAATCGCGGATCTGGTTGGCGGTCACGTTCTCGATGATTCCGCTGATCGATGTGCCGGGCTGTTCGAATTTCGCGCCCTTGCTGCTCTGCGATTCGATGCTGGCAAGCATCTGCTCCGGGGTCATGGACACGGCCGGGCGTGCCGGCGGCTGACCATACCCCTGCTGATACCCCTGTTGGGGGTAACCCTGCTGCGGGTAACCATACTGTTGCTGTGGCTGTCCGAACATGATTGTTTTCCTTTCGTTATTCGGTGAACTGGTATTCGGATTCGATTAGGGGGATGAGTTGGAGCCATTTGTCGGGCACGTCCGGCCACGGCTTCTCGTCGAACTCGGGAAGCGCGCTCATATCCGGCCAGACCCGGCCCTTGCAGGAGAAGCACTTGTCGGGTCCGGCCGCCGGCAACTGTTTGATCCAGCTGTCGCGCACGTCGGGGCCCTCCGCCTGCTCCACGCAATCCATGAGATTGACGAGCAGTTGGGCGCGGCTCAACGCCCACTTGCCAGGCTCCGGATCAAACCTCGTCTCCCAGGGCAAAGCATCACCCAAACTGGTCTTGTTGCTGGGCAGGAAGTAAATGCAGTTGCGTTCCACCCGTTCGCCCTCGTTCTGCAGGCCCATGCCGTAGAGCGACGCCTGAACCCGGTATTGTTGCGATGGGCCGTGGGCCTTGACCTTGGTGACGGTTGTGTTGCCGACGTTCTTCCAATCGATGGTGCTATGGGTTTTGCGATCCCAGAGGTCGATCGAACCGGTGACGTCGTAGCCGCCGTGCAGGCCCTGCAATCGGCCTACGGTGACGCGATATTCGCTGCGCCAGCGCTCCACGAGTTCGGTCACGTTGTCCTCACTCGTGTAGAGGAACTGGTGCGCAGGATCCCTGTTCAGCTCGCGGAACATCTGCTCGAAGTGCTCGTGCACGCACGTGCCGATGAACGGCCGCCAACCCGGCGAACGACGCTCCGGCCAGCCCGCCAGTTTCGCCGCGAGGCAATGCACGCAATCCGTTCCCAGTTCGGATGGGCCTATCTCACGCTGCAGCTCACGCGGAGCGTTCTGGATATCCGCTTCGATGAGCTGGCGGATCTCCGGCCACAATCGTGGTTCCTCCATCGTGTCCGTCTTGGTTTTCGGCGTTGCCGGCGGCTTGTCCATATCGGGTGCCGACTGCGTCATGGGCGGCACGTCGACGGGTATCGCGTCACCCTGCTGTTGGGCTTGTGCTACGGCGAGAATGGCGTCATTCATGCTCATGGTTCTTCACCTCCTTCAAAAACTCGTTGATCTGTTTCCTAATGTCCGCCAACGCGGTTCTGCTGAGCCGTGTAATGGCCACCGCCTCGTCCGAATTGTCGAAGCGCAGCGTGTAGGTGCGGTCGCCGTCCTTCGCGATGGTTACCGGCATGCTGCCGAAGGCCATCGAATGCACGGGAAAACCGGTCTTGCCCTGCGCCTCCAGTTCGCGCGTCGCCTTGTGGATGCGTCTGGCGACGGTGAGGCCCAGCTCGTCGAGCTGCTCGGAACGGATGACGTACAGGTCGTCGGTCAGCTCGTTGCCGTCCTCGTCGTGCAGGTCGTAGTCGGCGATAACGCTTTCCACGATCTGGGCGATGCCCAGGCTGGACAGTTCTGCGTTCATGAGACCACCACCATAGGCTTGCCGCTCATCGCGTAATCGGCCACCGCGTCCGACGACAGCAGCTTCTCCAACTGGCTGAGCGGCCGCGGCCGCAACTGGTAGGCTCCGGGATACTTGGTGGCCGGGTAGGCTTTTTCGAACGTGCCGGCGTTGATGCGGCGCGCGCCCGGCTTGACCTGCACTTTCAGGTTGCCGGCCTGGTAGGTGCCGGCCGGATGCGAGTCGAGAATCAGGGATTTGAGATTGTCGATTTCCTCCTGGCGGATGGCGATCTCGGCCTGCAGTTCGACGATGCGCGCCGCCTGCGCGGCGAACAATCCTTGGCGCAATTCCCCGTCCGGGTTCACGGCCTCCGTGGTTTCAATGGTTGACGTGTCATTCGCAGTCATTTGATGTGCCTTTCACGATGATTTGGGCGTAGGTGGGATACCACGCCGTCTGATGCTTGGTCTGGTTCGTGTGCCGGTTGCAGCAGGTGACCGCCTCGTCCAGGCCGGTGGGCTTGCCGAGCGGCCCGCATGTCCTGCAACGCGGCATCCAAAGACGCCGGTCAGGCATCCTGCCTGTCCTCGGAGGTGAGTCGCAGTCCGGCTATGACCTCCGCCGAAGCGTCCGGGTTGCGCAGCAGCTTCGATATGGCCGCGCCTTCCTTGACGGTCAGTTGGGCGATGGCGATGGCCGACGTGACGGCCGTATGCTGCTCGTTGGTGAGCATGATCTTGTCGGACAGCAACAGTTTGGTTGCCCGGTCGATGAACGTGGATGCGGCGTTCGTGATCCCGTTCGCGGTCGGCACCAGGGCCGCCAGTTCGAAGCTCAGGTCCTCGTCGGATACGAGCGCCTGTTGCACCATGCGTGGCTCGTTGATCGGCTTGCTCATGATTGTTCTCCTTGCTTGTTCGGCTCCCATTCCGGGAGCGGCTTGATACGGATAGAGAGGTGCGGCTCGTACTCGTGCCCGCAACACGTGTAGGGGTCGCCGCTCTTGCGCTTCCGGTAGCGGCCCTTCGACCCGTAGACCCATAGGTCGGGCATCCGCTTGGTGGCATGGGATTCGACGACCTGCGCGTCATCCACGTAGGCGACGCCGTTCAATGAATCCAAAACCAGCTTCAGCAGGTTGTCGAGGTCGGGCCGACCCCTATGGCTCATCCAGAACTCCGCCTCCAAGCGCACGGGGCACTGGTATGGTTTCGCCTGCGGGTATTTCAACCGGAATTCCGCGAACAGGCGTTCCTCCGCCCTGACGGTGCGTTTCGGGGTCATCGCGTGCCCGTTGTAGACGCGGGGACGCCCCTTCGGCACCGGGTCGCCCGGCAGACAAAGAGCGAACTCACTCGGCTGTTCCATCGCCACCCCACTTCAACAGGATTCCCACGAACACGAGCGGCAATACGACCGCCAATGCGAGCGAGCCGGTTATCATCCACTGCGGCGTACCCACCGGACTGGGGATGCGACTATGCGTGCCGGCGAAACCGACCAGCCAACCCTCGAAGAACGTGAGAGCCAGTAATACGGCCGATTTCTGCCCGTCCGTTAACCTCGGCCGGGGTCGGCGCATACGCTTCTTTTTGCGCAATGCTTCGATGCTCATTCCGCAACCTCCTTGCGCTTGCGTTGGATGGCACGCAGCAGGGTCAGCGACTGGCTGAGGATCATCGACGCCTCGAACGCCAACTGGTTCTCACCCAGCTCGAACAGCGCGTGTTCGAGAGAGCCGGCCGCGTCATGCACGTCACTGGCCACATCGACGGCGTGCTGCCACTGATCGACCGGATGGAACAATCTTTCCTCCACGGTGTCCTTGTCTGGATCGCACGCCGGACAATCGCACTTGCCGGTTTCCGGCTGGCGCGTCTCCTCGTCCAACTCCTTCTCCAACTCAGCCTCTCCTTCCTCAAGCAGCTGCTCCATGAGCTCCTTGAATGACATTCCCTTCGGGATCTCGACGCCGATGGCGTGGATTCCGGTAATCTTGTGTCCTGACATCACTTGTTTTCCTTTCAATGTGATTGGTGATGTTGGTGCCGGCGTGAACCTTGGACAGTGCGACGCCGGCACCTCTTCCTTTTCTCCCGGTTTTGAATCCGGGAAACCCTTATTCGCCATGGACCAGCTCCTTGCGGCTTATCGCGCACCGCCGGTCCCGATAGTCGATGACCTCCTGTGGATTCCAAACGAGCCTGCGGCCTACGCGTTTCGGCGCGGGCGGATACCGGCCTCCCCACTTGTCGTGGCACGACCACACGTAGAGACTGCCCTTCGAGACACCAAGGAAGCTCGCCACCTTGGCGATCGGCCAGCCGTCAAGAGACGATTCGATTTGACTACCGGCCATCACGCACCCGCTTCCAAGTCAAGGGGAGTGCAGCCCAGATACCTCTGGATGAGGTACTGCTGGCCCTTGGGCGTGACCTTCGTCGTGAAGTTCAACGACACATGACCATCCGAATGGGCGATCGATGTTTCCTTGACCTCGAACAAACCCAGTTCCATGCTCTTCTGCGTCGGCATGTTCGGATTCCCGTTGCGCTTCATCAGGAAACCGTCCTCACGCAATTGCTTGAACAACCGGTTCTGGCCGGTCTTCACGCCGTTCTGTTTGAGGATCTTCGCCAATTCCCCAATCAGAATGCTCCGCTTCGACGTTGCGACAGCGTCAGCGAACAGCACCTTCGGCCTCTGGGCCTCAAGCTGCTTCTTCTGGTCTTCGATGGTTCTCTGCGCGATGAGCACCGCGCGCGCCATCGTCTCCTCCGGGGTCTCGCCCTGGGGAATGTAACCGCCGGTGCGACGGATTTGGGGTACGACCTCGTCGAACAGCCAATGCTCGAACTCGACCGCGCTGGGGAGCTTGCTGCTGGCGATGAGGCGGTACACGTCGCCTTCGGTGAGGAACACGGCCTGTTGGGTGCGGCCGAGGCTGTCGGTGATGGGGTAGCGATTCGCGACCCCATCGATATGACGGCAGTGCTTCCTGATTGCGTCGTTGGTGTTGCTGTATCCGAGTGCGGTGGCGACGTGCTTCGCGCAGAACAGCACCGTCCCGTTCTCGGCGGTCACCGTGGCGACCGGGTTGCCCCTGAACTCGAAGGGCTGTACATTGGATTCAGTCATTTTGGACCTTCTTTCAATCTGACATTCGCCGCCGCTCCAATCGGCGGCATTTTTGTGGCTAGAATCTGAGCCATGTGGAAATGGCTGGCGGACAACTGGATGGGATTGACGGCACTGCTACTGTCCTTCGACGCGGAACGACGCCTGTACCTCTCGACCGATTGGGGAGTGGATAAGACGGATGGGGACGGGTGGATACTGCGCAACAACGGGTGGCTCACCGAACGAGACATTCGGGTGACGCCGACTGGCGGCGCTATCGTCGAATACCGTGGAGCCTCCAAGCTCAAGCGCCATGAGTCCGGCACCGTCATCGTCGCGATGGTCGAGACCTCGAAATCGAGAGACATCCGCGTATCTTCGCGAAGAATCCTGTTCCGGCATTCCCGGATCCTGTCCCTATAGACCCCGGCCCGACATCCACGGGCTCGAGCCCACGGAGACAGAAGCCAATGTCTTCCTTGTCGCAGACGACGAGTCCCGTGTATTCGACCCAGCATTTGCCGTCATCGAACACGCGAACCGTCATCGGGTGGCCGTCCAACCATCTGACACGATCCATGTCGATGCCGAGAATACGAATCAGCGCACGGGCCCTCTCACGTTCCGCGCCACCAAGCCGGTAGGTCCTAACCATCACGCCACCGCCTCCTGCTGCGCGCCCAGTACGAACTGGTCGTTGAGGAAGTCGCCGGGCTGATAGCCGGTGAGCTTGGCGAAAGTCTCGACGTCCGTGAGGGACAGGTCTACCTTGCCGTTGATTCTGCGTGAGACCACGTCCACCGACTGGCCGGTTTGTTTCGCGTAGTCCGCGACGCTGATTTTCTGTGCGGCCATCACTGCTCTGATTCGAGCCGCCGCTTGTTCGCTGAGCTTTGTCACGGTTGCCTCCTTTTGTGTTCCGTGTTTGAGCGATGGCTACAGTATGCACGCAATTGCGAGCGTATACAAATTACGGCGTGTCGCAATTGCGTGCAACTTAAAGGATTTGCACTACTAAGAAAATTAACGTCGCGCGTGTTCGCGCAATTACGCGCTATTATGAAGCTATGGGAAGTAACAAGATTGGTGTCAGCGATTTCGCGCTGACGGTAAGCGCCGCCATCAGAGCGCAAATGGGAATACGCCGCATCTCCAACAGGGAAATCGCGAAACTCATCGACCGAGGCGCGACCTACGTCAACTCCCGAATCAAAGACGAAAACGAATGGGCCCTCGGCGACATCGAAAAACTCTGCGAACTCTGGAACATGACACCATGCGAACTCATCGAATCCGTCAACACCGAGCAGTCTCGTGTGGCTGAAACCCTCAACAAGCTCAAACGCGGCGACCTCGACATCGCCGCCTACGAGGACGAGCACAAATACGACGGGGACGGGGACGAGCCGGCGTGAGCGTTCACGCTTGAAACTCTAAATAGGTTCAAACCGTTGGAAACATTGGCCTCCCATCATTTTGTACACCACTACAAAATGATAGGAACAGAGAGATGAGGACAAATGGATAAAGAAGCCATCAAACGATACGCCAACGACCTCGACGCCATCGCCAACAATGAGGATGACGTGGAATTCTGGTACGCCAGAAGAGTAAGTGGGTGATTCGATGACGCTGCCATTGTCGCCGCGCATGAGCTACGGGCAGATGCGCATGGCATTGTACGACGTTGCACCAGACCTGCATGTGGCCAGCGCGTGGCTTCCCGGCAAACTCGACGGCATATACTGCCTCGCCACCAACACCGTGCTCATCGACCGGCGCATCACCTACACGCGCAAACGCTGCGCCCTCGTCCACGAACTCGTCCACTGGCAACACGGCGACGACACCAGCAACGGCTGCCGCGGCGGCAAACTCGAACAACGATGCAGACACGAGACCGCGATACTGCTTATCAACCCGGCCGAATACGCTTTGGCCGAACGTATGTATGACGGCAACCCGTACCAGATAGCCGCCGAGCTCAATGTCACCATCCAAATCATCCAGGATTATCGACAGTGGCTACATGACAACGTGACTGTATAG